TCTCCTGGTTGGTCAGGGACTGCTCGCGCAGCTTGTCGAAGTCGGCCGCAGCCTTCACCGACTCGGCCTGCCGGGCCTGTTCTGACGCCCCACGCTGGCCCAGGCGCACGATCTCCTGCTGGGTCTCCACGAACTGCTTGGCCGCCGCGAGCTGGCGGTCCAGGTCGCCCGTGGCGAGGCCGCGCTGCTGCCGACTCTGGACGGCGGCCTCCAGGCTGGCCACAGCCTTCTGCGCGGTGGCGAGCTGGGCCTCAGGCCCTGCCGTGCGGCCGATGTTGGCAGCGGCATCGATGGCCTCGTTGATCGCGCTCTTGATGCTCTTCCAGCCCCGCTCGATGAGGCCCAGGTTCTGCTCGATCTGCCCTGCACGCGAGTTGATCGCGTCGGCAAAGGCGCGCTGCGCCACGGCCGCCGCCTCAGTGGTGCGCCCCTGCTCCTGCAGCGCCTTGATCTGGTCGTAGGTGCTGCGGGTGAGGAAGTTCATGCTCTCGTTGAGCTTGACCGCGGCCTCCAGCGGTGCGCGCTTGAGTTCCCCAAAGCTCTTGGCCAGCTCTTCGACGGAGCCGCCGCCCACCTTCTCCATTCGGATGGCGGCCAGGGTGAAGCGCTCGATGTTCTCGGCCGAGACTGCGCCGGTGGAGGCGATCTGCACCAGAGCCGCCGCGGCACCGGCCTGGGTGCCGCTGATGGCGTCGATGTTCTGCGCCATCACCTGGAGCTGCCCGGAGGTCACGCCTGCAGCGTTGCCGGTCAGGATCAGCGCGCGCTCATAGGCCCTTGCTTCGGCCGAACCCTTCTCATAGGCGGCCAGAAGGCCAACAGCAGCCGCCGCCGTGAGCGTGAACGGGTTGATCAGGCCCAGCACCGCACCACCAAGGGCGCGCACCGCCGGCACCACACCGCCGAACACGTCGCGCAGCTGGCCACCCTGCTGCAACAGCACGGTGAGCGGCGCCTGCCCGCCCTGCAGGCCTACGATGATGTCCGTGAGCTGGGCGGGCACCTGGCGCAGTGCGGCGGCTGTCTGGCGGGCGGTCTGGCCATACTTGTTGAGCTCGTTGCCGCCCTTGACCATCTGGGCGACGGCTGCCGCCTGCTTGGCGTTCGCTTCGTCCAGGGCCGACAGGTAGGGTCGCAGGGTCGCCGGGTCCACGCCGCGCTGCTTGGCCAGCGTCTCGAAGTAGGCGCTGTTGGAGCGCGACCCTGCCTCCACGGCGGCCGTGGTGCGCTGGATCGAGCCGATCAGGTTGGCCTCGGCCTGCTTGACCTTCGTCGAAGCCTTGGCCGCACCCTCCCCCATGCCTTCCAGGCCCTTGCTGGCTTCCTTGCCCGCAGTGGTCGCCGATTTTCCCAGGTCGGCCAGCTTGCGCTGTGCAGCCCCAATGCCGGCCTCCACCCCGGAGGCATCGGCGGAAATCGATAGCTGTGCGTCCAGATCGGCCATGGTCAGTCGTCTTTCTCGGGGATGCCGTTCATCTCATTGAGCGCCGCACGCTCCATCAACCGGATGTCTTGGAAGACATCAGGCCAGCTCTTGCGGGGAAGTTCAGACAGGCGCAGCACGACAGGCAGCGCTGTGTAATCGAGGCCGGTGGCCCCGCCCATGCCGACACGCCACTGGGTGTCCATGGCAATGAAGGCGTTCACGGTGGGCAGGTTCTCAGGCCACACCGCCACCGGCTCGACCTCGTAGTCCTCTTCGGTGAAACCTGCGGCGATCTCGGGCGGCTTGCGGTACAGCGCCCGAGCCGCCGCCTTCAGTTTTTTTCGCGGCCGATGCGCGAGGTGCGGATGTAGGTCTGGTAGACGTTGATCGCGGCGGCGGGGTGCATCACCAGCAGCTGACGCACGTTCGACTCCGTGAAGTCATCCGCCAGCTCCCAGCCGGTGGCGCAGTCCATCACCATCTTCACGTCGGAGCCAATGGCGTCATCGGTCTTGGGTGCACTCGAAAGGTCGGTAGCCCACTTGTCCAGCGCCTCGCGGTCGCGGTACTTGAAGGTGAACTCCACCAACTCTGGCTCGCGGTCGGGGTTCGTGATTGCCACCTGTGCGGTGAACTCGGATTTCGGGGCAATGCTCAGGAGTGACTTCTTCGCCATTTTGTTCTCGGTCTGGTGGAAAAAGACCGGCCCGCTTACGGTCGGGCCGGCCATGAAGGCCCATCAGGGCTGGCGTCACTCGGACTGCGAGTAGCGGGTGATGCGGTTCTTGCCGTTGAACACGGCCGACACGCTGTTGACCTGGTTGTCGGCGAGCTGCACCGACTCGTTCAGGGCCACGGTGCAGGGCAGGAAGATGCGGGCACCGTTGCGCGAGAGCATCTTCATGCAGGTGTCGCTCTGCACGTCGGTCAGCGACTTCAGGGCGATGTAGCCGGCCGTACCGATGGAGTCAGCGTCCATCGTCAGGTTGTAGGACGTGGCCGCGAAGCCGTTGTTGATCGAGTAGTCCACATCGGACTCGATGTAGCGGTAGTCCACCTGGCGCGGGTCGCCGCCATTGGACGCGGCAGTCAGCACCTGCACGATCTGCGTGAAGGCCGTGATCTTGCGAACCGATCCGATGCCCAGGCCGGCCGGGAAGAAGTCGGTGTTGGTGGTGTCGGCGCCCTTCAGGGTGAAGGAGTCGGTGGCGACGCCCTTGACTTCAAACACGCGCTTGTGCAGGCGGCCCCAGCCGCTGGTGACTTCCACCACGTCGCCGTTGGCCAAGCCGTGCGCGGCGCTGGTCACCACGGCTTCGGTGGCGTTGGTCACGGCGGTGGTGGCCTTGGCGGTGCCGAAGGCGCTGGCGATGTGGAACGTGGTTCCGGTGGGTACTTGTGCCATGGAGAGGGCCTTTCAATGAAAAAAGCCCGCAGGCGCGGGCGTTGGGATTGCCCTTTCGGGCGAAAAAAAAGCCACCCGTGGGTGGCTCTGTTTCAAAGGTTGGTCAGGTCAGCGGGCCGACCAGATGTAGAAGTCTTGGCGGGTGCCGCGCAGGTCGGTGTCGGGGTCCATCGATGCGGTGAAGGCGCCCACCGGGCGGGCCTGGAAGTTGGTGGCGGCGATCAGAAGGGCCTCGATCTGCAAGGCCAGTGCATTGACCGCGATCCGCTCGGTGCCCCACACGCTGATCTGCATGCGCGCGCCGCGGATGTTCGGCACCAGGTTCTCGACGTAGGCCGGCGACGGGCCGCCCACCTGGGTGAACACGATGTATGGCGACTGCACACTCTCGGGCGCCTGGTCGGGGAAGACACGGCTGGCCACCAAGCCCTTGAGCGCGTCGAAGAGGTCGGATTCCATGCTCATTTCGTCGCAGCTCCTACCTTGTCAACCCACACCGCCTTGGCGATCTCCAAGGCATCCTTCCTGCGCGCCTCATAGGCCGGTCGGATAAAGGGGCTGGCAGGGGCGCGGCTGGTGCCGAACTCCACCATGAAGCCATAGGGCGCCTTCTGGTGGTTCCATGCGATGTGATAGGTCGCCTTGTCGTAGCCCTCGCCCTTGGCCTTGCTGTTGTCCTGCGAGAAGGCCTGGTAGATCGCATCGCGCAGATTCCCCGGTTGGAACAGGTACGTCACGCCGGTCTTCTTGCTGTTGCGACCGTAGAACACATGGGCCTCGGCAGACACCGGGCAGCGCAGACGGGCCTCGAAGTACAAATCCTCGGCGCCGGCCTGGGCCGCAGGGCGCACCGCATCACGCGAGGCCTGCAGGATGCGCTTGAGCTTGGCCTGGGCCTTGGAGTCGTCGAACGTGACCTTGATCGCATCAGCCATTGATCACCTCGCACAGCAAATCCATCGCCTCCCGGTCGCGCTCGTTCGGCAGCACGGCCTTGATCTCATAGACCTTGCCGGCAAACCAGACGCGCATCGCGGCGGTGATGTTCGTGCGGCGGCGCACGCGGAAGTTGACGGTCACCATGGACACGTCCTGGTCGGCGCGCATCACCTGCTTGCCGCTGCGGTGGGTCACCTCGGCCCACAGATTGGCCACCTCGGTCCAGGTGTTCACCGGCTGGCCGATGGCGTCCTGGGTGGTCGCCTGCTGGCGCACCGAGATCTTGCGATTGCGCTTGCCCGGCTCGTCCATCACAGCCTCATGATCCGGTAGGTGTCCAGCAGCGCGTCGGCGAACTGGTGGGGCACAGCCGGGCGCTCGCCAGAGCGGTTGCGCACGGCGTACATCTCGCCAATGGCCAGCAGAATCCACTGGGTCAGCGGCTTGGGCACGCTGGCCGCCGTTACGCCGTAGCCGGCCGTGTAGGTCACGGTCACGGCGTTGATGCGGTCTTGCGTATCGGGCCAGGCCTTGCCAGGCGCCGGCACCAGGTAGCCCGGCTCGCTCACCGAGTCCAGCAGGTAGTCGGCAGGGTCCAGGGTCTGCTCAACGCCTTCCGCGTCCAGGTACTTCACGCTGGCCACAGAGATCACCGGCGGGCGGTGCAGCACGATGGCATCGGGAAACGAGTCCAGCGTCAGCTTCCATTCCGTGCTGATCAGGGTGCGCTCGATGCGCTCCTCGCACGCGGTGCGCGCGGCAGTGATCAGGCTGGTCACGTAGGCGTCTGCGACCCCGGCATCCTCACGGAGGTGCTCCAGGGCCTCGGCCAGCGTCACCGGCTCTTGAGCTGGTGCACCAGATCGGCGGGGGTAGTAGCTCATCGCGCGGGCCTCGTGGAATTCGTGGATCTCATGCGGAAGGACTGGCCGGTGGGCGGCCTGTCTCCAATGGGTTGCGGGCGGCGGTAGCCGGAGCCAGCGGGCGCCCGGGTGAACATCGGGCCGATCTGCAGCACTGCCTGCGCGCTGGCCATGGCCACAGCGCCGGCCGACAGCCGCGCCTCTTCGGACAACACCGCAGTGGCTGAGGCCATGGCCAGCGCATCGGCCTGAAGCCGCACGGCGACCGTCAGGCTGCCAGCGGCCATGGCCTGGGCCAGCGCCTGAGCGGTCAGCGGGATCTCAACCGCGAGCTGGGCACCAGCACTGGCCTGGGCCTGAGCGGATGCATCGAGGTCGGTTGCCGCGCCCACCTGCAGCGCCGCAGACCCGCCGGCCTGCCCCACCGCATTGGCCGCCAGGGTCTTGCCCACCGATGCCGTTGCGGCGGCAGCAGCCTGGGCCACAGCAGATGCCGATAGCAGCACCTGCAGCGACAGGACTGCAGAGCCAGATGCCTGGGCGGAAGCGTTGGCCGACAGCGCGTTCTGCTGGGTGACCGTCAGACCCGCACTGGCCGCCGCCGTGGCGATGGCACTGGCCGCCAGGGTGACGCCAAGGGCAAGGCCGGCCGAGGATGCCGCCACAGCGGCCGCACTGGCCGCCAGAGGCACGCCGTGGGCCAGGCTGGCGCTGGCGCCCGCCTGCGCGATGGAGGCCCCCGACAGGGTGACGCCCTTGAGCAGGGTTGCGGATGCGCCGGCCTGGGCCTGGGCAGAGCCGGCAAGCTGGGCACTGGCCTGCACCGTGAGTGCCGCCGTGGCAGCGGATGCAGCCTGAGCTGCAGCATCCAGCGAGTGCGAGGCGCCACCAGACGACACCGCCACCATGATGCGGCGCTGGATTGGGCGGAATAGTGCCCACGGATTGCGGCTGATTCGAGCCACTTGCTCATCAGTGTGTGCGCGGTCAAACAGCAGCCTGAGGGCGCTACTCGAAGCAGAGCTATACCCGTTTGAGCCAAACTGGATGCTGGCGTTACAAACAAATGCGCTGCTTGTCGACCCGATCTTTCGCCCGTTGATAAATGCGGCGTGAGAGTTGGCGACACCCGAGCCCCTCGCCGCAACGACGAAGCCGTTTCGGTCTGCAAAGGACGCGAAAGGCTGGCCACTGATGTACCGGCTTGATGCAAAAGTGTTTAGATAAACGTTTCCGTCGGAGAACGGGGCAAAGTCGTTTTCTGTCTCGTTTGTCCGCCAAGGCCCACCTGAGTCCCCAGCCAAAGACTCCACCGAGTAGATAGTTGCCGCCGTCAGTGCCGTCGGCGGTGTGTAGGAAAAAACGTAGGCGAATGATTCAAGCTGGAATCCTGAGCGGCGCGCCTTCAAAATCCCGGGATTGCCGCTTGGCGTAATGACGCCACGCCGCGCGAAGTTGATCAACCCAACGGCGTGGTTGACAGCCAGAAGCAATCCAGCTGAATCTGGGTTGCTCTGGTCAACCTCAACCGGCCCCTGCGGCTGCCAGACACGGCGACTGGGAAGAATCAGGGCGGCCATTTTTAGGCGGCATTGCCGGTCATGACCGCGTAGCGCACCGCATGACCAGAAGCCGCCAGGGCTGCACCCGAGTCGTTCTTCACCACGATCTTGAGATATGGCGGCACAAAGCCCAGCGCCGACATCACGCTGAAAGACTCGCGCTGGAGCGTGCTGTTCGTGTTCAACGGAAGGACGCCCAAGAGGTACAGGTTGGGCTCATCGGTCGCGGTGGTACCGCTCTCGGGGCCGGTCGAGTAGTTTGTGCCGTCCAGGCTGACCTTGGCGAACACGACGAGCTGCTTGTTGCCCGACACAGTGCCCGGCGTGGCCTCCACCTCGACCGCCACGTCAAGAGGATCAGGCGTGGTCAGGTCGATGGTGCCGGCGCTCACGTAGGTTGACGACGCCAGGGAGTTCAGCGCCGTGCTGGAGAGCGTGGTCTTGGTGCCCCAGGAGGTGGTGATCGCGCCCACGGTCAGACCTCGTTGATCGCGCGCACCACGTCGTAATCGCTCACCGTGCCCTCCCAGCCCAGAAGGCCAGGCGACACAGTAGAGCCGACGCCAGATGCGAACAGCTTTTCGGCACGGGTCGCACTGCGCTTGCAGTGGCCGTAGACAGCCTCGCGCACAGCCAGCATGGCCGCCGTTCCCTTCCAAGCCTCGTCAATGCCGGCGCGCACGTTGGCCTTGCTCGGGTTGATGGTGTTCGACTGGTTGTCAAACAGCCACTCCCAGATGCGGGCCTTTCCGACTGACAGGTTGTCCACCTGCACCCAGTCGAAGCCGTTCTGCATGATCTCGTCCTGCGTCACCGAGGTGCGCCAGACGACAAAGGCCGGGGTGGCCGCGACGTTGAACCATTCCGCCATCAGGCCCGTGCCGCCCTCTTGGCGCAGCTGCACGAATGCCGGATCGGTTTCGGCTGCGATGGCGGCCTTCAGGACGATGAGTTGTTGGGTGTTCAGCATGGTGATGGCCATCAGTTGTCAACCTGGAACGTCAGCGAGCCCGCGGGGAAGCTCACCGTGTCGCCGCTGTTGATGGTCTTGCTCGTGCCCAGGTTGGTGCAGATCCAGGCATTGCCGCTGGTCGATGCATCCCACCATCGAACCGACACGACGGTGCCCCAGCCGGCCGTTGGCGTGGGGAAGTTGATCGCGGCGTTGTTGCTCGTGGTGCCGTTGGTGCCAGAGCTTGCGGTCGTGCTGCCCGCCGAC